TTCTTCTTTCACAAATGGCAGTTGCAAGTACTGAAGAAGATAGAGTTAAACAATGTTCACATCGTATTACAGTTCGTTTAGTTGATCGAGAGCAAAATGCTACAATTACTACAGCAAGCGGAGTAAATGCTCTTATTCTAGGATATGCTCTTACAGTACATAAAGCACAAGGATCGGAATGGAGAAAAGTATTTCTTGTATTTCATCAATCACATGCAACGATGATGCAAAGAGAACTTCTATACACTGCAGTTACGCGCGCCAAAGAGGAACTCTATATTATTTGTGAGCCTGAATCTTTTACAAAAGGAATACAATCTCAACGAATTAAAGGTAATACACTTATTGAGAAAGCAGAATTCTTTAAAGGTAAGATAGAACGACAAGAAAATGGATCAAGATAAAACTGAATCATCTAGTGCTTGACAACAACCTAGTCTTGCGGTATCCTTCATTCTCGCATTCAGCGAACAACAGCAAGGAGGATTAAAAATGAAATGATCTATTCTTGCACTTATTCACTGAACTAGAATCTTGTATTGTGAGTAACAAGATTCCCCCTTTCTTAAAATCTCACATTCTACTCTCGACGGAGTTATATAACATCATGACTGAATCTGCTACTGAAATTACCCCGAACTTTGATAAACTGCATGATAAGAAGCCTGTCAAATTCTTCTTCAAAAAAGTAGTTGATAAAGAAACTAAAGAAGAATTCAAGCGTCCAACAGTTGAACTTGATCTTCCTGTCCTAAGTGTCGAAGGCCTAATTGAAATTATCACTCAGGGCGGTAAAGGTTTGGAACTGTTGATTGATGCTGCAGCTGAAGTTATTATCAGCCAAGCTCGTTCCATCGTCAATGATAAAGAAGATATTACTCAAACTGTTTTCCCTTTTGACAAAATCAGTTGGGATTACATTGCTAATCTGCCAAAAGCAGAACGGCGTGGTGGTGGAATTGGTAAAGAAACGTGGGAATCTTTCTCGGATGATTATATTGCAGTTATGCCATCTGTCACAGGTAAATCTGCTGAACAGATTGCAAATGCATCTAAGATTCTCATGAACAAGTTTAATCTAGTTAAAACTAATAAACCAGTTCTACGTCTGTTGAAAGAACAGCTTACCATTTATCTCAATTCCAGTCCTAATGCTGAAACATACCAAGAGTGTGTTGAATTCCTTGCTAATAAGGCTGATACACTGTTGAATATGGATGAAGCACAATTGCTGGCGAATTTGTAAAAGTATTAGCTGTAGAGTTGGCGGCAAAGAGAGGCATATAACCTCATCCTAGTTGCAGGGTATTACCAGCTAGTGAAATAAAACAAGTAACTAGCAAGCATGCAATCAACTCTTAATGCCGCTAAAGAGCGAAAGCTACGCGGGTAGACCTGAGCATGTCTACAATTTATAAACTGCTCACTTTCTTTTGCATTTATATACCTCTGGGCATTAGATTTCAGTCTAGATTCTGGAGCCCAGATGTATGTCAGTGCGTAAATATGAACCTATTTGGATGGAATTAAAAAAGAAACACCAGGTCAGGATTCAAATTCCTCGACCATTGCACAAACGCCTCATTAAAGCAGTGATAAAAGAAAAATACAATGATGTAGTATTTAAATTTGAATTAGGAGAACGTGGAAAAGCTGCTAAATTATCATATATCCAGCAAGGAGTAGTGATTGTATTTCAACTTAAAATATCACTAGGCTTAGAGGATTTATAATGCCTGTACCAATTGATGGTAATGACATAGTACAATTCACAGGTAAGATGAAAAAAGAAACAGAGAAAGCAGTTCTGTTTCTTTTTATGTTTCCAGATTCCGATGCAATTGAAGCATGGATTCCATACTCTCAAATTTCTTATCTCCACATTGATAAAAATGGTGGTAAGGACCGCATCAAAATTCCCAAATGGATCGCCCGATCTAAACATCTTTCAATTGATGGTGACGAGGAGGAAGTAAGATGACTCCTGCCGAACAAATCTCATCCGCAGTTTTAGAACTCCAACAATTGATCTTAAAAGATCATCCTACGATGCCAACAATGCTTCGTGCTATTCATAAGCAACTTCTTGCTGATCCTACCACAGTTACACTTATGAAGGAAGAAGAAATTGCTGTTATCATTTCAGGATTGGAAAAATATACTAAAACTGAACTCATTGCAGTTACTAAAACAACTTCCAAAAAACCCATTAGCAAAATGGGAGTGCTTGATCTATGATGAATCTTCCTGTTGGTAGTAGATTACTATGGCAGGGAGACTTTGATGGAGGTACTACTCTTTTCCTTTATCTAACTCCTTTAGAACCTAGTGTAATTTTTTGGGAATTAATTGACCCAGGATTACCTACTCCTTTAGAAGGTAAAGTATCTATACTTTTTATAAATAATCATGCTGCACTTTCTGCTATCATAGAATCTGTATTAGAATCTATACGCGCTCTTCATCTTGATTTCAATTTGAGACTTAAAAATGATCTTATCCAAGCAGGAGTACGTATCCAGTAGTTCATTAATAAGATTGTGTATAAGAATTTATCTACGCTCTCGGGAAAGATGTTATGTCAATTATCTCAAAGGTGGAGCTGCTTTATTTAAAACATGGTATACAAACTGCTCCAATATTGATGATTTGGCTTCGATATCTGACAGTTTTCCTATCATCTGTTATTGTGGTAGGCGTTGGAGTGATACTGGCAGTAACATTATTTACAGTTGTAATAGCTGTAATGCTAGCTATTGGCCTCTTGATTATGAGCTTAACCAGCTTTGTACAATAACTGGTATTCCATATTTAAAACTAAAACATCTATTTGCATTGGAACTAGAATATGGATACCAGACTCAAACAACTCAGTTATTCCTCTCGTTTACTTCTGCATGAGTGCCCGCGCAAGTTTCAACTTCAAAAACTTAACACTGAGATAGAGGATTTAGTCGATGACGATGATTCCAATATCACCTTCCAATTTGGGCACTCTGTTGGAGATGGAGTGGCAGAACTCTTTGCCGGCGTACCAATTGGAAATGTTATATGGGGCACTTTTCTTAGATGGAAACTTGATCTTTTCTCTGAAGATGCAAGACGTGGTAAATCCTTTGCACTTGCAATTATTGCATTACAAAAACTTGCTGCACTTAGAAATGCTGGATTCCTCAAAGAATATGAACTTGTTTATTACAAAGATAAACCAGCCGTGGAACTTGGATTCCGTATACACTGTCCCGGTGGATTTAAATATCGTGGCTTTGTAGATGTCGTACTACGACACAAAATCACAGGCGAAGTTTTAGTTCTTGAAGTCAAAACTTCTTCTGGTCAAGTCATTGCTAATTCTTTTAAAAATTCAGCTCAAGCTATTGGATACTCAATAGTTTTGGATGTTTTATTTCCTCTTCTAAGTTCTTATAAAGTATTATATCTAATATATAAAACTAAACAGTTAGAATACGAGCCAATTTCATACAGTAAATCATATCTACAACGAGCACTTTGGATTCAAGAATTATTGCTTGATATAGATATAATCCAGATGTATGAAAAAGCTGGCGTATATCCTATGCACGGACAAAATTGTATATCTCGATTTTATAAGGAATGTAAATATCTTGGAGTATGTACTCTTAGTACAGATAAAATTACTTCTCCAATGAATGCTGCATTTCAAAAGAAATTAGATGAAGAAACTTATGTCGCTGAACTTACATTAGCTGAACTTATCCAACATCAACTTGCTAAAGCAGGAGATATAGATGAAACCATTGGAGCTTATACACCAACAGAAGCCGATCAAATTTTGTAAGGATTGTAAACACTGTATAGTACCAAGAGATATACTTAATTTTGCAAATTTTGCTACTTGTGCTTTAACTAGAGCTGTATGCTTTGTAGATGGTACTGTAACGTACAACTATTGTAGCTCTGAACGAAATGGCCAGTCCGATATTCATTGTGGGATAGAGGGTAAATTTTTTAGCGAGATTGAGCCCGCCAATGGCTAAACTATCTGATCTTGTAGCATCTAAAACCCATCGTGTCTGTGTGTTCGGAGCACCTAAAACAGGTAAAACTGAACTTGTAGGTAGACTTTCTGAACACTTCAATCTTCTTTGGTTTGATCTTGAGAATGGTTGGGACACATTACTTAAATTTCCTCGTGAGTGGCAAGAACGAATTGAATTGATTAGAATACCGGATACTAAGGTATTTCCAATCGCTATAGAGACAATGCTGAAAGTAATTGGCGGGGGCCAACATGAAATCTGTGAATTGCACGGAAAAGTTTCGTGTATGTTGTGCAAGAAAGATAGTAGACCTGTGTCTAGTGTTGCTCTCAATGCCGTTACTCCTGATACTGTTGTGGTTTTTGATTCTGGTACTCAGCTTTCAAATTCTGCTATGAACCATCTTACTAAGAATCAAGAAGATACTTACAAGCCTGAGTGGTCAGATTATAGAAACCAAGGCGCACTTATGGATAAGTTTCTATCTCAAGGACAACAAGCAAAGTATAATCTAGTATATATAACTCACGAAGCTGAAGTGGAAATGGAAGATGGACGAAAGAAAATTGTTCCTGTTAGTGGCACTACTAATTTTTCTCGCAATACTGCTAAATACTTTGATGAAGTAATTTATTGTGAGGTTAAGAATAAGAAACATTCATTTGGTAGTGCTACTACTTATGCAAATAATATACTAACCGGAAGTCGAACTGATATTGTACTTGAAGCAGATGAGTTTCCTACATTAC